GCCACCAGTATCTTCAGCGCCAGCCAGCGAACAAACGAAACCACGGATAACGACGGCAGCTTCGACTTGAACGCCGCGATGGATTTCAAATGCACGCCGTCTGCGGGGTTCACGCTGACCTTCACGAACATACCCGCGACACCCGTGGTGCAAAAGGGAACGATCATGCTGGTCAACCCGAGCGCCTACTCGGTTGCGGCCCACGCTAACACCAAGGTCGGCGCGGCCACTCTCGCAGCACTCAGCGCAGCGGGAACCTATGAGTTGAGCTATCGCACCAGCAATGGCTTGGTGTACGTCACGGCATCTGGAGCCTTGGCATGACCGGGTTCCTTGACGGTGGTGTGATTGAGGAAAGCAGTGGCTACCAAATTCAGCGCAGCCTGCGGTTGCGGGATAGTGCTACGGCTTATTTATCTTGGACTCCGGGGGTTATCGGGAGCAGGACTACATGGTCGTGGCGCGGGTGGGTTAAGCGGTCAAAACTTGGTGCGGCGCAGGGCCTGTTTTGTGCTTACGCCACAAGCACCTACTGGGCGGGTTTCTACTTTACACCCGCTGACACCCTCCAGTTATACGATGTTCAAGGCGGTGTCGATTACGGGTATGTGACCTCCGCTGTATTTCGGGACCCCACTGCGCCGATGTACGTCGAGCTTGACTTTGATACCACACAGGTGGTGGCCGCAGACAGAGTAAAACTGCGTATTAACGGTGTGTCGCAGGCGTTCGGACAGAACTACGGGGATATGCCACAGGGGTATACCGGGGTAATCAACTACAACTACGAACACCGTATCGGGAGTAACCAAGACGGCGGGGCGTATCTTGGTGCCTATCTGTCAGAAGTAAACTTCACATCTGGGCACATCCCACCACCAACGGCCAACGGCCAGATCAACCCAATCACAGGCCAGTGGACTGCCAAGAAGTTTGTGCCTGTTTATGGGTCTGAGTTGGTTACGAATGGGGACTTTAGTGCCGGGATTGCAGGTTGGAATGTGGATACCGTTGACTGGACTGTTGGTGCAGGAACCGCGAACCACGCATCAGGGGCAGTTGGGAATATCAAGCCCAGCGCGGCGATACTCACAATTGGTAAATACTACACCGCGACATACACGGTAACATCCATATCTGCTGGTGGTTTCTGTTTGTTTTTTGGATCAGGAACGCAAACAGCTACAAAGACAACGCCCGGAACCTACACAGTAACAGGTTTGTGCGCAGGTGACACAAACCTGTATCTACACGCTGACGCAACAACAGTTTGCTCAATCGACAACATCAGCGTCCGCGAAGTAATCCAAGGCTACGGCACCAACGGCTTCTACCTCGACTTCAGCGACCCCACCAGCGCCACCACGCTGTGCTACGACCGATCTGGTAACTCCAACAACTGGACGCCGAACAACATCTCAACGACTGCGGGTGCCACTTACGACAGTATGCTTGATGTGCCACTGGGTGGTGGGGGTGCGGAGAGGGGGAATTACTGCACTTGGAATCCGCTGGCAAAGGCGTCATCAACTCTCAGCGCGGGAAACCTTAACGCCACGGTATCGGGGGTGACTCTTGGGACAATATCAACCGCATATGGCAAGTGGTATTGGGAAGTGCTGGTTACCTCAGACCCATCACCGGGTTCCTTCATTGGTGTTGCAGATGCAGACGACGCAGCAAAGTACCTTTTCTACCACGCATACAGCGGCAGCCGATATATTGCGGGTGTGCAGACGGGTTATGGGGCAACGTACGGCGCTACGGATACTATTGGAATTGCGCTTGATGCAGACGCTAAGACTGTCACTTTCTACAAGAACAACGTGTCACAAGGGGTTTTAGCTCTGTCCCTTATTGGCACTACGTCTGGTAATTGGGTTCCCGCGACAAATAACGGGAGTACCCCGCAGACTATTGCATGTACCTTCGGCCAACGCCCCTTCGCGTACACTCCGCCCACAGGCTTCAAAGCCCTGCACACCGGCAACCTGACCAGCGACACCGTAACGGTATCTGGTTCATTCACCGGCAACTTGTCAGTCGATGGCCCGTGCATCTGGCTTAACGGCGCACCCGAGACTCTGACCATCAACGGCAACGCTGTGACATGGGGCACTCACGCAGACAAGCTGGCTAGTGGCTTCAAGCTGCGCTCCAGTTCAGCCAGCTACAACGCCAGCGGCACGAACACTTGGACGGCCACGATCCTGTCGCCATCGCTTAAATCATCCTTCCGCAATCAACTGGCAAAAGGTAACCCGTAATGCTGCACTACCACCCAACCACTCAAGCCTATGTCCGTGACGGCGAAGGCTTCACCCACAACGGCAACCAGTACCCGGCCAATTGGGACAAGGCAAGCCTCGGCTTTGTCGAAGTCACCACGGTTGGCACCCGCGAAGATGACCGCTACTTTTGGGTCAGCGAAGAACTGGCTGACGGTGTTCGCACTATCACCAACACGCCCAAAGACCCGGAGCAAATCGCCAAGATGGAGAGCGCCAAGAAGCAAGCGGAGATTGATGCACTTGAAGGTGGCAACCCGTTGGCGCGACCAACCCGCGAGTTCATGCTTGCGTCGATAGAAGAACGCGCAGTTGCTGCTGGGTACACCCTTGAACAGTTGCGCGAGAGCCACTACGGATACCGCAAGGTAAAAGAGGCCGACGAGGTAATCAAAGCTCTGAGGGCCGCGCTGTGACGCTACTCCTAATCCTCCTGTACCCAATTGCCGTGCAGTACGAGCGCGGAGGTTGGTGGCGTTTGCTTGCCCCGGTCACTGTGCTTGCGCTGCTGATTGACGTAATAGCCACCCACACAGAGCTTGCCCTAATTTGTGGGTGGCCGCGTAAAAACGAGTGGACTTTCAGCACTTGCCTGCTGCGCCTTCGCTACCGGGGTGACCTGGTGGGCAAGATGTGCCGCTTGGTGATTGACTACCTGAACTTTTGGGCGCCCAACGGGAAACATGTATGACCGCAGAATTTATCCAACCCGACCGACGAGTGCCTGACAGCAGCATGGCCCGTGTCGCTGCCCGTCTTGAGTCCTTTGAGTCATCCTTCGACGACCTCAAGGGCGATATGCGAAAGATGGCAGAAGCCGTGACAAAACTGGCGGTCATGGAAGAGCGTCAAGTCAGCGCGAATCAAGCGCAGGAGAGGGCGTTCAACGCCATCAAGCGTGTGGAGGACGAGGTAACTTTTGTCCGCACAAAGTTGTCGGCGCTGGAGCTTGCAAGTGTGGACAGCAAGCGAACCAGCGCATGGATTGACAAGGCGGTTCTGGCGATAGTGCTAGTTGTTGCCATGTTTGTCGCTGCGAAAGTGGGGCTGAAATGATGGCACTGACCGTGTGGTTTTACTGGTGGGAAAACGTCTGGAAGGATTTGAAATGAAACTCACAGAACACTTCACGCTTGCCGAGCTGTCACACAGCGACACCGCCATTGCGCGGCATATCGACAACACGCCGCCAAGCTACATCATGCCCAAGCTGCTGACCTTGGCCTTGGGGCTTGAGCAGGTGCGCAGCTTGCTTGGTGATAAGCCCATCCAGATCAGCAGCGGCTATCGGTCGATGCTGTTGAATGCTGCGATTGGATCAAAGTCAACAAGCCAACATTTGTCGGGCTGCGCTGCTGACTTTACTTGCCCCGACTTTGGCACACCGGCCGAGATTGTGGTGGCTATTGTCAAGAGCGACATCGGCTACGACCAGCTTATCAGTGAGGACTTCATGCACTCGCAGTGGGTGCACATTTCCTTTTCAAGCCGCAACCGTAGGCAGGCACTGATTATTGATTCTTCAGGAACGAGGGCTTTTGCATAATGGACCCGATCACTATCGCCATGGGCTTGGCCCAGTTCGCCCCGGGCATCATTAAGTGGATCACCGGCAGTGACAAAGCTGCGGACGCCGCAAGCACGATTGTCGGCATTGCCGAAACCGTCACCGGAAAACAGGGTGTGGACGCGCTGGACGCGATCAAGCTAGACCCTTCCCTGGTGATGCAGTTCAGAACAGCCGTGATGGCGAACGAGGCGGACCTGGACAAAGCCTATCTGGCCGACCGGTCCGACGCCCGCAAGCGCGACGCCGTGTTCATCCAGGGGGGCACCCGCAATTACCGGGCTGACATCATGTTTTTGCTGGCGGTGATGGTGACGTGCGGCCTGGTGTGGCTGATTTGGAAAGATCCCGCGATCAATGAGTACGTTAAAGGCATCTTCACCCTGGTGCTTGGCCGATTCCTGGGCTACCTGGACAACATCTACAGCTTTGAATTTGGCAGCACCCGGGCCAGTAAATCCAAGGATGCGACCATTGAAAACTTGAGCCGCTGATCCACTGATGCGGAAGCGGTGCGGAACCGGATGCGGAAGTAAAAAGGCCTTGCTATTACTTTCGTAGCAGCAAGGCCTTATACTATATGGTGCCCGGGGCCGGACTCGAACCGGCACGCCTTGCGGCGGGGGATTTTGAGTCCCAATGCGAAATGAAGCTGGGCGTGGCTTGCAGCCCGATTACTTCCGCATCACAATCTGGTGCCTTCACTGGAAGGATACCCCCTTTGCGGAAGCGATTTCGCGCCTAAATCCGAGTCCTTGTACGTTGAATACTGGCGCCAGGGTTTTTATTAGGACTCCCTCAATCTCCAGGCGCTCACGCTCTTCTTTAATGTGAATCATCTTTACAGTTTGGAATTCCTTTTCTTGATGCCCGACCATTCTGGAAAGTACGTTTCTTGACTGACCAACATACACCACCTCCCCGGATTTATTCAAAAGTAAGTAGACACCTGGCGCTGGTCTAGCATCGGTTGCAGAGGCCATTAGCTTTATGATTTTCACGCTATGCGGCGTTGAATCTACCTCTACAACCTTCACCCGTATGCGCTGACGTTCTTGTTCAAGTTCGACGCGCAGGTTGTCTCTATCCAAAGCTATAGCCTCGTAAGGTGATGTTTTTTCAGATGGTTGTAGGGACAGACTGTGGGCAAGAGACGCGGCCCATACGTGCTTCACAAGGTATCGTTTTACAGGCCCAGTCCTGTTTTTTGATTCCTCTGTGATGTACTTAATTCGATCACGGACGCTATCAAACCAAGGCCCAAATGCGCGACCTTCAATGGTAAATAGTTCTTTCATCTTCCCCTGAGACAACCATTGATTTTTGTACGGTTGTATCCATTCAGGCATTTTTTGATTTGTCATCGTACCGCTTTCAGCTCTGTGCCCTTTGTCCGGTAGTGCTTGGCGGTGAGCGCCTTGCTGCTGTGCTGGAGCAACTTGCTGGCTTCGTCCATATCGTCGGCCAGATCAGCCGCCCGCTTGCGGGTGTCGCGCAGGTACATCGCTTTGATGTCTTCGGCCAGCTTTGGGTTGGCCGCTGCTGCCGCAATCCTGGCTGCGTCATACCGGGTGCGCAGCATTGATGCTGACACCGCCCGGCCCGTCGATGTGGTGAGCAGCATCACGCAGTCGGCATTGCCCCGGCGATCAATCAGCGCAGTCAGCACGGGCGACTTGTCCACCACAAAGTAATCCCACTTGCCTGTCTTGCCAGCACGGAAGCGAAGGCGACCGTCCACCGGCATCCGCACCGTGCGGGCGTCGGTAAGGCGCATACCCGTGGTGGTGGCGATGTCCATGCAGTCGCGCAGCACCTGGTCGCCATGCTCATACACCGCATTGAACAACTCGGTGGTGACCTCAAACTCGCGGGCATGCTCTTCGTTCTTCCAACCCTTGATGCCAGCAGCAGGCCACGCCAGCTCAGTCATGCCCCACAGCTTGGCTTTGCCCCAAATCACTGACAGCAGGGCCAGCTCACGGTTGCCCTGGGTCTTGGCGGTTCTGTTGTCAAGGTACTGGCGCAGCACCGGAAGGTTGATCTCATGCCACCCGGCCTTACCGAACACAGGCTCAAGCTGGCGCAGGTTCTTCTTGTAACCCTTGATTGTTTCCGCGCTTGTGTAGGTAGGCAGCACGCGCTCGACAAAGCGCTCGATGGCCTCCTGCACCCGGCCCTTGGTCATGGGCACATGGTTGGTCAGCTTGTCCCATTGCTGGATTGCGGAGGCGTAGTCAGTCCCCAACGCAATGTCAGGCTTTCCGGTTCCGCGCATGTCGTACCAAAAACTTGTCCAGACCTGGCCGCCCGCGCCCTTTCGGGTGTGGGATCTGAGTCTTGGGTACTTTGACTTTTTCATCGCACTGCTGCCAAGTTGAGTCCAGAGCTAACAATATTACGCCCTTCAAGCCACGCTTGCACATGGACGCGGGAAGCAATGACCCGGCGACCGTCCAGCCGGTGGGCCACGCCGCGCTCTTTGAGCCATGACGCCTGACTGGTGGCCCGTGCGTATCCGGTTAACTGGTGTAGTTCTGGTGGGGTCAGGTATTCAGTCATTTATTCCTCCATTCCCTAGATTTCAAAAGCGCCTTTAACTCCCGCTCCCAACGGGTTGGCTTGGCGGGCTTCGGTGGTGCTGCTGTAGGTCTTGGCTCGCGCCAGTGAAAATCGTTCATAGCAACCCTGCCCACATACCGGCTGCGGCCTTGCGCTGAGATTGCGGACGCTGTGCCGTGATGGTCGCCTTGTTACGCTGGTACGACTTGCGGCAGACTTCGTTGTGTTCAACACGCTCTGGTCGCACAGCGTCAGGTCGCCACTTGCCCGCCGCGTAGATTGGCACGAGCTGGCCCTGTTTGCCACACTCCTGTCGCTCGTAGTGCTGGATGTAGATCAAGCCGCGCACTCGCAGTCTGCTAACGCTGTCCTTGATCGACATTCGCGTCCTTCCTGTAAGCGGCACCAACTCCGCTGCACTCATGCCGCCGATCTCCGTGAGCAGGCGCAGCACTTCGTTTGAGAGTGTGGGCGTTCGTCCTGCTTTCTGTGTCATTGCTGCTCTCCTTGTGCTGCTGCAATCCCTGCACGTACTGCCGCTTGCGCTTTGTTGAGTATGAGTTTTGATCCGCAATCCAACCAAGCATCCGCCGCTGCTTTGGCCTGTTCATGGGTAGGCTCAATCGGAACCAGCTTCCAACCATCTTGTGGTGCCGTCCACGACTCACGCATTTCAGCTTCTTTAGACCACGGCACGAATGGCATTGCAGGCTTGGCTTCCACTGGCTGTGGTGCGGCTTTGGATAGGATCGCAGCAAAGCCGTCAAGCTCGTCGGATAGTGGGTATCGCACCTCTGGCTTCTCTCCAGTGTTTACGGCATGAATAAATGCAGATGCTTCAAGCAACGCCGCTACCAGTTCCGCATTCACATCCTTCGCTGGCTGTGGTGCTGCACCGGCTGCGTAGAGTGGTTGCCAAGTCGGGCGCTCCCACGTAGCCAGATATGCAATCTGAGCATTTGTCGGCGGTGTGGTGCTGTATGAAACATGCCCCCGATCTTCGTCATCCACAAATCTCCAAGCCACCGGCTCCTGCTGCTCAAGGGCGGTGAGCTTGGCGCTGAGTGCATCACGCTCCACCTTGTGCGCTGCTGCCATGTCATCAGCGGCTTTGCGGTACTCGGTGACTTCGGTTTGCAGTTTTGTGATCTGCTCGTCACGCACTGTTATCGTCGCCAGCAGTCCGTCTCTCGTCTTTTCAGTCCACGCAAGCTGCTCAGTCAGCTCAGTGACGCGATCTGCACAGCGTCGGCCTCCGTCTGCTGCGGATAGGTAGGGGGTGTGGTTGGTCACCGCTCCACCCCTTGAAGCCTGTCCGCCACCAGCTTTGTATACCCGGCAATGTCCACCCAGCTATCGTCATAGTCCGGGTCTCCGTTGAGGATGCGGCCAATCTTGTGGGCCACCATTTCCAGCGCTTCCTTCTGGTCGTCGGCCAGGCGTGTCCACCCGGCGTTCGTGTGCATCACGCTCTTCAGGTCTTGCGTCACCTTGGCGTGCCCCACAAATTTGCCATAGCGTTTACCGCGCTCGGTCAGGGTTTGGGTGATGGTGTCGGTCATTTGCGTGCCCTTTTCATTGCTTGCATTAGGATGGTTTGGACTTCGGCCTTGCTGTCGCGGCGGGCCATTACGAGCTCGTCCACGGTGTCCGCGGCGACGATGTGGTGGATGAACACGGGACGGTCATGGCCTGCTTGCGCCTGGCGGGTTGGCCCGATGCGCTCGATAATTTGCTGGTACTCTTCGAGATTCCACCAGTGGCCAAAGAAGGCAATGGCGTTGCCACCATCTTGGAGGTTGAGCCCGTGCCCTGCCGATGCAGGGTGAGCGAATAGGACCGGTATCTTTCCGGTGTTCCAATCCGTGATAGTTCTAGGGTCAGCGTCCAGGTGCCGACCCGCAGGGAACGCCTTGCGTAACCTTGCCAGGTCTGATTTGAAGTGGTAGGCGACAAGGAGGGGCGCGCCCGCTTGTTCTTCCACCACTGACTCAAGTGCTTGAATTTTTGCATCATGTACCTCTATAAATTCTTCGCTGCCGTCCTCGGTGTAGGCGGCGCCGTTGGCAATTTGTAAACACTTCAGGGTGCGGGACGCCGCGCCCACCGCTTCGATGTCGTGGCCTTCCAGCGACATGAACATTTGTTTCTCCATGGCCGCGTAGAGCGAGCGCGCTTTGCGCGGTAGCTCCACCCGGATCACGTTCACGATGGGCTCGGCCAGGTCGAAGTAGTCTTTGGCCTCCAGGCTCAGACACAAATCGCGCAGCCGGTCCTGGATCTGTTCTTGCGCAAAGGGCAGGGGCTCGATGTTGTAACCATCAAAAGACTTTTGAAACCAGCGCTCGGTGAACCCGGTCCAGGTGCGGCCCAGCCGCTTGCCTTCGTCCAGGAACCAGGCCTGGCCCCACAGATCTTTGAGCCCGTTGGCCGCGGGGGTGCCGGTCAGCTCAATGAACCGGGACACCTTGCAGTGCGCCACCTTGGCCAGCGCCTGGGCCCGAGCCCCGCCCTGGCGCAGCCGAAAACCTTTAAGCCGGGTGGACTCGTCGGCCACCACCGTGCCGAATGGCCAGGCCTTGTTCTTGAAGTGCTCAATCAGCCAGGGCAGTTGCTCGTAGTTGGTGGTGAACACGTTGGCGTTGGAATTGCGCAGCGCGCCGGTGCGCTCGGCCAGATCCCCCACGACCGGCTGCACGACGATGTGGCGCAGGTGCTCCCACTTGGCCGCTTCGTCGGGCCAGGTGCTACGGGCAACCCGCAGCGGCGCCAGCACCAGGGTGGGGCGGGTTTCCTCGCCCGACACCAGCAGGTGGTCCAGCGTGGTGAGCGTGGTCACTGTCTTGCCCAAGCCCATGCCCGCAAAAACCGCGCCGCGCGCATGCTCAAGCTGGTGGTCGATGATGGGCCGCTGGTACTCGCGCGGTGTCCAGACTTGTCTCACGACAGCAACCCCTCAACGCCTTCGATAGAGTCGATCACCACCACGCGCTGGCCGTGGCCGCGCATGCGGTCGTGCTCGCGCACCTGGTGGGGCTTGGCCTTCTCGCCGGGGCGTTTGAGCTCAACCCAAAAGCAACCGCCGGGCAGCATCACGAAGCGGTCGGGCGCACCGTGGCGGCCAATCCACTGGACTTTGCGGCACTCGCCGCCCAGCTCTGCCACGCGCTTGACCAGGTGGCGTTCGATGTCACGCTCTAGCATTTGGCACCTGCTTTCGGGTGTTTGTTGCAAACCCAGTGGCGGCCGCCCATTACCATGCGAATCGAAGATCCGAAGCCAACAGGTTTGTGCACGCCGCACAGGGCGCACCACTTGACAATGCCGCCGCCCGCGAAAGGGGACTTGCCACCCTCCGGTGGGCGGTGCGCAGCATGCGCGTAAGTAATCACAGCGGCCATTTCAATCTTTCTTGTAACGTAATGCCTCGAACCCGGCAGCCGCAAGCGGCATGTCCAGGGCCCAGGGCGGGGTGGTTGCCAGCAGTGCCGACAGGTGGGTGGGGTTGAACTCGGGGGCGTCCGGGGCTTCGCAGATCACCTCGTCGTGCACGGTCAGCACAATCTGGTAGCCCGCGGCCTCGATGCCGGGCATGTTGTGGGCCATCACATCGCGGGCCACGGCCTGGCAAATGTTCTCGAAAATCTTGCCGCCATAGGTAGCCTGGCGGGTCCACTGGCGGGTGTATTGGTCCAGTCCAAAGTAGCGGATACCGGTGCCGCGCCCAGGCTCGATGCCCGTGCCGTCGCAGACATGGCAGTCCAGCGGGGTGTCTTCCACCATCAGGGCCCCGGTGCCGTTGCAGTGTTCGCACGGTGCATCGGCAGCAGGCACGGAGGGTGAGGGGTAGCACAGCGCACGGCCCGAGGGCAGCACAATGCGCAGCCAAGCACCGTCGCGGCGAATCTTCAGGGGGCCGACCACGAAGGTCTGACCGGGCAGGTTGATGGCGGCAATGACGTTGTCGCGCAGCTCGCGCCACATGCCTTTGATGTTGGCGTGCGCCGCGCGCCAGCCCAGCACGAAGGACTCGCACACCAGCCAAGTCTTGTCGGCCATGCCGAAGTCCTTGGGCGGGTTGCGCTTGAGCCCGCGGTGCCACTCCAGCATGACGTTGGCCTGGCCCCAAATCGCGGGCGGAATGAACGCCTGCGCGGCATCGGCCATCGCGTCCAGGTCAATCTTGTAGGCGCTGGCGAAGGTGACGAAGGCACCCACACCACCCTCATATCCCAGGGCGAGCTCCTGAACCTTGCCGACTTGGCGCTGGTCCTTGGTCACGGCCTCGGGCTTGATGCCGAAGCTGCCGGCATAGGCCAGTTTGTAAAGGTCGTGGCCGGTGCCCGCGTCATAGGCGCGAAAGGCGTCCAGCTTCCATTCTTCGCCCGCCAGCCAGCACTGCACCCGGCCCTCGATGTTGGACAAGTCGGCCACCACCAGCTTCTTGCCTGGGGGCGCCACAATGCAGCCCCGAATCGCGGAGCTGGTGAGCTCCATCACGTTGTCGAACAGCAGGTCCGCGCAGTCGGCCATCAAGGCCTCGATGCCCGCGTCGATCAGCTCCTGCTTGAGCACGGGGCGGGGCAGGTTCTGTGGTTGCCACAAGCGACCGGCCCAGCGGCCAGTGCGCAGCGCACCGGCGAACTGCAACAGTCCGCGCAGGCGGGCGTCCTGGCTGGCGCCCAGCAGCAGGGTCTTGTACTTGGCGGTGCTGCTGGTGCTGGCTTGCAGTCGGATGGCCAGCAGCTCGCGCACCGCCTCGGGCAGGGCGGGGTCTTCAATGCGCCGCTCCAGCGTGGACATCTGCATATCGGGCAGCTCCACACCGTGGGCGTTCAGAATGTGCTTGAGCAACTGGTCGCGCTTGGTGGCGGACTCCACGAAGCCCAGGGTCAGGTCTTGCGTGCGCTCGGCCAGGCTCAACTGCGCCCGGTCCACGGCACGGATGGCGGCCTGCGCCAGGGGCAGATCCACCGCCACGCCGCGGTCGTTGATCCGCTGGTCCAGGTGCCACAGCGCCAGCTCGGCGCCGCTGTAATTCCAGCTCGGCATTTTCTTGGCGCAAGCCCGCATGGCGTCGATGTCCAGGGAGGCGTAGCGCACGAACTTGGCCCACTGTTCGGGGTGGGTGTGGCGGGTGGCCCGGCCGACCCATTCGGTTTTAGCCTGGGCGACCGCTTCGCGCAGGGCCTTGGCGCTGGGGAAATTCTCGCGCAGCAGTTTGTGGGAGAAGGCGCGGGGCTTGCAAAATAGCAAGATCAAGGCGCGGCCGTCTTTATCCTTGGCCTGGTCGGCGTCGATCTTGAGCACATCGCACAGCACCCCAAGGCCTGGCGGCAGTCCGTGGGCCATGGCTTGCACCATGGTGTCGCGCCAGCGCTCGATGCCGGGCACCAGGCCGGTGGGGCGCAGCGCGTGGCGCAGCACCGTGCGGTCAAATTGTGAGTTATGGGCGTAGACCAGATCCGCGTCCCGCAGGGCACGGGCCAGGTCGTCGGGCATCGCGGCGCCGTCGGTCGTGTCCCACACCTGGGTGGGCGCATCGTCGATGGCGTAGGCGAACAGCATGATCTCTGCGCCTTCGGCGTAGGCGTGGGTGCCGTTTTTAATGGGCACCGCGCTGTAGGTTTCGAGATCAAGAAACAATGTGGTCATGCTGTTCATTCAAAAATTAGGTGTGCCGATTGCCTTCGATCCCCGCTTCGTGGTTTCCGCTGCGCCGGGTTTGTGCACCCGGCCGCCCTTACAAAGTTCAGGGCAGGCGGCCGGTAGCATCGAAGGCCTGTGTGCGTCGGGGCAAATCGACGCTCGGATTGCGCAGCCCCTTTGCTGTTAGACCAGTGAGTCTTCGTCGGCGCCGACCGCCAAGTCCTCGAAGTCGTCGGCGGAACCTGCGCGAGCACCGCCAAAGCTGTCGCCGTCCTTAACGAACTGGACTGCCAGCAGGCCCGCGTTGACGCGTTTGCCGTAGGAGTTGTCCTGCGCCCACAGCTCCACGGTCACGTTGACGTAGCAACCCCCGTAGGGCTTGCCGTCTTCGGCGGTCAGGGGTGTTTTGTCGCGGTCCACCACGATGGGGCGCAGCGCGCTGTTGGCCGACACGTAAACCATGCCGGGGAAACCTTGGTACTGGGCTTTCAGGTCGCCGTCGTGCAGCGCGGTCTTGTCGGTCTTGCGCATCAAGGTCAACATGGCGGCGGCTTTGGCGCCCCACTTCTCAGTGGCCACTGCGTCGATGGCCTTGTTAATCATGGCGACCTGGGGGTCTTTGGGGTCCAGCAGGAAGCAAGCGCCGTACTTTGGTTCGCCTTCACCATTAACGGTTTCGGCTTTGAAGAACTTGGCGAACGCGGCGCGGGTGTTTGTAATCTTAATTTGCATGATGGTCTTTCAAAAAATAGCTGGGATACATGGAACGAACGGTGGCAATGGCCGCCTCGATAGCACTGGCCTTCGCGGCTGGCCCGAGGCGGTCAGTGGTTTGTGACGCGCGGATCAAAATGGCCCGCGCATCGAAGGGGAGCAACTTGCTCACCTGGGGGCCTTGGGTGTTAGACAAGGTCTGTGCCCTCCTCTAAAGTGTCAAAGGCATCGGCGCTGCGCAGCACCAGGGCCTCGCGCTTGTCCGACTCCGGGGCCACGCTGGGTTTGCCCGCAGCCTGGGTGATAAGGGTCTGGAGCACAGGCCACTGGCGTGGTCCGATTTCCTTGGCCTTGAACAGCTTTTCGGCGCTGGTGGGGCTAATGACCGAGTAGTCGTACATCAGTTCGTGCTTGACGCGCATGGTCTTGAGGGTTTCCTCTGCCACCTTGGCGTCAGTCCAGGCGCGGCTGCCTTTGCGGCCCTGCACCAGCTTGAAGCCGGTGACGGGGGTGCCCTCCAACAGGCGGCGCGCGGCCTCGGCGCGCACGCTGGCGCACCACTGCTCGACCAGTTCAACCTTGGCCATGCAGTAGCCCAGGTCGTCGGGGGCGTGTGTTGCCACGGTGGCCGGGGTGTCCAGGTTCTCAAAGTCGGACAGGTTGGCCTGGCCTGTGGTGACGTGTTGCACCTCGGCCAGCAGCTTGGGGCAAGTGGCCTTGGCTTTGCAGAATTTGCACTGCGACTCGCCGGGCACCATGTCCTCCAGGCCCACGATGCCGGTTTGTACGATGTCCATCGCCTTGCGGGCTGCGTCCTTGGCACGCTTGCCAAATGCCAACAGGTCAGGGATCAGCATGCTGTGCTCGGACAAGTGATCCAGGCGTGGCTGGTGGATGGCCATGTGCACGAACTTCACATCGGCCACTGCGCTGAACTGGTCGTAAGCGCCCAGGGCGTACAGCATCATTTGCTCGTTGTCCGCAGCATCCACGCGCACGCCGCGGCCGTATTTCAGGTCATCGACGTACAGGTCTTCGCCATCATCGGACAGGATCAGCGCATCGGCCGTGCCGAACTGGTCGGGCACATCGACGAAGCGGCTGAACTGCACCCGCTGCTCGACCATCAGATCCTTGCCGTAGGCGCGGACCCGCACCTGGTTCAGGTAGGTCTGGACGTGGGCGGCCATGTCGGCGTCCACCGTGTACTCGCGTCCGCTGTCTTTGACCTTGATAACCCGGCCCAGGTAGTGGTCGGCGTTGACCGAGTTGGTCAGGCAGTCGCTGGCCAGGGTGTGGGCGGCGGTGCCCTCGTCGGCAAACGCGCTGCTGGTGTCCTTCTTGTCGGACTCCAGGAACACGGAGGCCGGGCACTTTAGCCACCGATGTGCCGACGATGGCGATAATTTTGCGTGATCAGACATTCGCGTAACTCCATTGAAAGCCCTTGTGGTGCGTGTACGCACCCCGCAGGCATTGGTGAATCCCTCTACGGTTGAACCCCGCACGGGCTGCGGCTAAGATCGACCCGAAGGACATGCTTTCACCGGGTTTTTGGGCGAGCACGGCTCTCTCATTGCCGACCTGGCGCCCGAGAACCCGGTACGCATGCAGATGGTTTTCGCTGCAAGTCGCCCACTCAAGGTTTGCCAGGGCGTTGTCTGAACGGTCGCCGTTCTTATGATTGACGTGGGGCTTGCTCTCCTGGTTCTCCAAGAAGGCAAGGGCCACAAGTCGGTGCACTTTTTTGTCGCTCTTCTTGCAGGGGCTCCCCGACCAGAGCGATACCTGCATGTACCCGTCCTTGTCCGCACGGGGCTTTAGCGCGCGCCCGGTGCGTGAGTTGCTGACTACGCCCGACTCACTCACTTCGTAGAGGCCCGCGAAGTCCTCGATGTAGCGGCTTTTCACGCCAGTGCCGCTTCGCAATGGGTTACCACTTCGGCGTACTGCGCGGCCTTGAGCTCGGGGCCCTTGGTCACACCGAAGGCGGCCAGCACGGCACGGGCGGCATCACCACCTTTTTCCTTGGACAGCTTCAGGATCAGGGCTTTCACCTGGTCATAGCTGGTGGCCCCAGCTTCGGCAGCAGGTGATGCAGCGGCGGTTTCCTTTTGTGGGCTGGCCGCAGCAGGCTTTGGGTCAGGGGTCGCAGCAGTCGAGGCTGGCGCAGGGCTGGCCGCAGTGTCGGCAGTGGGGGCTGACTCGGCGACCGTCTTCAAAGGCGCAGCGGCCTTGGCAGTAGCTGGGCCAGACACAACCGCGGGGACCGCAGCAGGCTTTGGGAGAGCACCGGCCGCGACCAGGGCGGCGGTCAGGGCGTGGAGGGCGGCGGTATTGGCCGCCAGGGTTTCTTCTAATGACATGGTGGGCCTTTCAGGCAGTGGTGGGGTTAAAAATCTTGTTCAGCACGGCAATGCCGTCGCTGGCGTCTTCGCGGATCTGGTCGAACTGGTCGGCCAGCTCAAGGCGTGGCTTCAGCAGGGCGGCCGTGTCGATGTCGTGTTCGCTGGCCAGCTCCATCAGAGCGCGCACCGTGGGCAGGTCGTAGTCCTGGGCGAATTGCAGGGCTGCACGGATCGCTTCGATGTCGGCGGTGAGGCTGGTGTCAAGGTTGAACTCTTCCAGCACTTCGACCGCGGCGGCGTTGATGGCGTTTTCTCCCACCAGCACAGTGAAGCGGGCCAACAGCACTTGCTCCAGCTCGGTCGTGGTGAGCGGATTAGCGGCCAGGTCCGCATAGCGGGCCAGCTCTTCGTTGGTAAGCAGCGCGTAGTTCATGGCTTACAGGACCACGGACAGGGCGACGAAGGCCAGGGCGTAGGTCACAGCCAGGGCGATTCGTATGGGGGTCCAGAAAGTTGAATCGTTCATGTTGAATCCTGTAATTGGTTATATGTTGCTTTAATCGCAACATGTAGTAGATGCTAATCGAAACATTTATGTTGCGTCAATAGAAACATGAAAATTAAAACTACTTACCCGGATACGTAGTTTGTTTTGGACGTAAAAAAGCCCGCGTTTAGCGGGCTGGGTTTTGGTGCTGGTTACGCTATTTGCGGCACAGCTTGGCTTCGCGTTTGGTCTTGGCCTTGTGTTCAGCCACGGTGAGCCACTGCAAATTGGTAGTGTCGTCGAGCCCGAGGCACTTCAAGGGGTCTATGTGGTCAATCTGCCAGCCCGGGCATGGCAGTCTGTGCTGCCCCGTAGATGGGCACGCCTGCAAGTTTACAAACTCGCGCAGCACCTTTTTACTGCGGGCATATTCGGCTGTAGCCCCCGTGGATAGTGCGCAGGCAGCTATCAAAAAGATAGCTCTCCTAAACATTCTAAAACGCGTACGCCGCTAAAAAACCCAATATGCTGTAGTAGGCGGCGCACGCGAGGGCTGCGTGGCCTGGGGTTGGTGCGGGGATAAACTCGGCCAAGGCAAATATCGGAAGCGACCCCGCCCACACGGCGTGCAAAACGCGCTCCGCGCCTTTGCGTTTCGTTTCGCGGGTTTCGTACATTTGCTTTTCGCGCTTATGTTGGGCGAGATCAACGCCACGTTTGGCGTCTGCTTGTTCGCTCGCATCTTGCGCTATTATTTCGTGAAGGCTTGCCCTGGCCACCCTAACGCGCGCGTCCTCGATCACGCTGACGCGCTGTTTTGCGAGTTGCAATTCAGCGTCAAGAGCTTCGATACTTTTTACTTTTAGCGCGTTCGCCCTGTCTATCTCCGCGCGCATGGTTTCGTTGGTGTGCAGCATTCACACGTCCATTTCCATGCGCTTGACCACCCCGCAAAACACCGCGTCGGGTTTCATTTCCATGATGGGGTATCGAGGGTTTAGGGGCTTGAGGTAGCGAGTCTCGCCGTCTACCATGAGCTGCTTGAAGGTGGCTTCACCCCCGTTGTGCCGAACAATCACAAAGGATCCTGACGCAGGGTTCTCCTCGGGTTCCACAATCAGGATCGCGCCGTCGGGAAATTTTGGCTCCATGCTGTCGCCGCGCACCCGAAGCGCGTAAGTGTGCTTGCGCACCCGGTATGTCGTATGGATACGCTCGCCCTCCCCAGGGTGCAAATTGTCAATCACATCGCACCACTGTCCCGCTTGTATCCAGGAGATCAGGGGCACGGTTCCTTTTAAGTCGGGGCCGTCTTCGGTGTTCCCGTACTGGATGCGTTCGGCTTCGATAAATAGGTCGATCACCGCGCACCCCAACGCCGCGGCCAACTTGGTGAGCATGAGCTCGCTGTAGCCCTGTTTGCTGTTTTCCACCTTGGAGAGCGTCCCCCTGTGGAGGCCCATAGCGTCCGCGACTTGGTCGAGCGTTTTCCCCCTACGCAGCCTGATGCTCTTGATGCCCGGGCCAAGGAGGATCGTTCTCGAATCTGAATCTGAAGGGTGTTGTTCGCTCACCTGGTATTTATATACCAAGTTGCGCAACACGCAATATGTATTTTGCAACAGGGGTTGACGAAATGTTGCGATTAGGGCAACAATGCCGGGGATTTGCGATTTATCAACCAAGGAACCCCATGCACTCCCCCTTGAAACAAACCCGACTTCGACGCGGCGGCACCTTGGCCGCGGTGTCTGCTGCGGTCGGCACCAATACCGGCAACCTGTCCCGCATCGAAAACGGTAAGCAAAAGGCCAGTCCCAAGCTGGCCGCCAAGCTGGCGCTCTACTTCGGGCATGAGATCACTGAAATTCAGATCCTCTATCCAGAGCGGTACGCGCAGTGATGACACAAACCCAAACCCCCGCGCCACCTGCCTTACAGGGCTTTGACGCCAGCAAGATCCCGCAATCACTTAAAGACATTCCCCGCTGGGTGCTGTGGAAAGCCACCTGGATGCCCAAGCGCGGCAAGTACGACAAGCGCCCGGTGTTTGCCCGGGCCCCACACTACGGCGCCAGCACGACCAACCCCAAGCAGTGGATTGCGTTCGACGAGGCGCACCTGGGCCTGACCACGACCGGCCAGGGCTTTGACGGCATGGGCCTGTGCGTGACGGGCGTGGCGGATCTGGTCAGCATTGACCTGGACAAGTGCGTGGACGACAACGTCATTGCCCCCTGGGCCGCTGACATCGTGCGCAGCATGGCCAGCTACACCGAGATCAGCCCCAGCGGCAAAGGCCTGCGCATTTTTGTGCAAGGCAATTTTGATTTTGATTGGACCAACCACGAAGTGGGCATCGAGGTCTACGCGGGCCATGGCGGCCGCTTCCTGACTGTCACCGGCCAGCGGCTCAAGACCTCACCGCATGAGCTGCGCCGGGTATCGGACGACGAGCTGGAGGCCCTGGCCACCCTGTACGCCAAGACCCGGGAGAAGGCGGACGTTATCAGTCTGACCCGGCCCGACCTGGTGGACGAAATGCTGCTGCCTGCTTTGAGCAGTCTGTCGCTGCCGCCTGCGGTCGAGCGCTTCCTGACGGATGGCGACACCAACGGGGACCGCTCGCGCATCCTTTGGGCGTCGGCCATTGCGCTGCACAACAATGGGCTGAGCCAGGACGAGGTGTTCAGCTTCCTGGTGCACAACCCGCACTCGATGGGGGTGGCGCTGGACCACCGCCAGCAGGACTTCGAGCGGGCCGAGACTTATATCTGGACCCACCACGCCCAAAAAGCAAAAGCCAAGTCCAACGCGGTCGCCTCCATGGCTGACTTTGAAAATCTGGCGCGGGTATCCCCCGAGGTATCCCCCGTGGGGGAGGAGAGGGGGGAGGAGCAGGGGGGAGCCCCCGAGCTCAAGCAGGGCAGTGCGGACGACTTCGATGTGCTGGACGAGGGTGTGAGCCCAATTCACACCCCCGCGGCCAAGCCTTCGATGCGCTTTGCAATGCAAAAGCCAAGCGAGTGGTGCGACCGCCCCGACCCGGTGTGGTTGGTGGATGACGTGGTGCCCGATGCGGAGCTGATCGTTGTATATGGCGAGTCCACCGCGGGCAAGTCTTTCGTCACCATGGATCTGGTGGGGGCTATTGCGCTCGGGCGTGAGTGGAGGGGCCACGAGGTACAGCAGGGCCGGGTGGCCTATGTGGTGGCCGAGGGTGGCGCAGGGTTTCGCAAGCGGGTGCGGGCGTATGCCATGGGGCAGGGCCTCACGCTGGCCGACCTGGACGACAAGCTCTACATCATTGACGCGGCGCCCAACTTCATGGTCAAGGATGACGTAATGGATGTGTGCAAGTCCATCCTGGCGCACGCCCCGGTGGATGTTGTGGTGCTGGACACCTGGGCCCAGGTGCTGCCTGGCGCCAACGAGAACGCGGGCGAGGACATGGGCAAGGCTCTGGCGCATTGCAAGGGGGTGCACAAGGCCACCGGGGCCACCGTCATCTTGGTGCACCACGCGGGCAAAGACACCAGCAAAGGGGCGCGGGGTTGGTCGGGCCTGCGCGCCGCGGCCGATGCTGAGTTCGAGGTGGCCGTCACCAAGGCGGGCCGCACCATTAAGAACACCAAGCAAAAGGATGGTGAGTCGGGCCAGGTGTGGGGCTTCGGTTTGCAGACCGTTGACACCCGCAAGGATCTGGACGCGGGCAAGCCCATCACATCGTGCTATGTGGTGGCGTGTGCAGTGCCCTTGCCCGACAAAGGCGGTGCAGGCGCGAACAAGAACGGGGGCAAGTGGGCGGCCCGGGTGTTGGAGGTGCTGGGCGAGTTCAGCCTGGCCCAAACCACCGGCATCGAGCGCAAGGAAGTAGTGGCCGAGGTCGCCCGCAGGTCACCGGACGAAGGCGAAGACCCCACCGGGCGCATCCGTAGGCAGCGTGCGTCTAGCGCGTTGAAGCTGCTTTTAGAGGACGAGGACAGCGGCTACTTGCTAGAGGATGACGGCACCGTCACGGCGTATGAGTAAAAACCTGCGCGCAAATATAAGCGCACGGAGTGCACGGAGTGCACGAAAACTGCTCCGTGCAGTGCGCTTTGTGTGGGGGTACTGCACGGAGCAGGTGGGTGGGTCTAGGGAACCCACCTGCTGCGTGCACCCACAAGTCGGTCAAGCCATTGAATAGGTAATTTTTAGCGCATTCATTGAGTAAGTAAATATTTGCAAGGAGCAAAAATGGTCACTCAAAAGGTAGGTGTCAATGACCAAGGGCGCCGGGTAGGTGAGAGTCACTACAGGGCGGTGCTGTCGGACCATGAGGTGGGCCAGGTGTTGATGCTACGCACGGAGGGCTGGACCTACCGGGCGATTGCATTGACCATGGAGGTGAGCAAGGGCACGGTGCGCGACATCGTGAAGGGCCGCAGGCGGGCGCAGTTCCCTGTCCGATTCAAAGCGGTGTGCGTGATTGATTGAAGTTTGATTAATGTGCCTTCTATGAAAACAATCAAAAGGCATCCATGACCGCATCGCGTGGGGTCGGCAAGGGCGGCAGCCGCAAGGGGGCGGGCCGCAAGGTGGGCACCGTGACCAAGAAGTCCCGTGAGGTGGCTAACCGCCTGGTCGCATCGGGTGAGCTCACCCCCTTGGAGTTCTTCCTGGGTGTCTTGCGCCAAGAGCCCACCGCGGAAATGAGTGCCACGGAGCAGGTGGCGCTGTTCGAGCGCAGGCTGGACGCTGCGAAGGCCGCGGCGCCCTATGTGCACGCCAAGCTGGCCAACGTGGTCAGCAACAGCACGGTGCAGGGCCAGATCACCCTGGTGTCGGACTTTCCCGCATGAGCGTGCCCAGCACTGCGATTCGGTTCGGCTTTCCCATGCGGGCCTGGCAACGTGAGTGCGCCCAACTGGCGGCGGGCAAACGCTTTGTGGTGCTGGCATTGCACCGCCGGGCAGGTAAGACCGAGATCGCGCTTAAAAAGCTGCTCGACGCCGCGCTCAAGAACCAAATGGACCTGCCGCTGTACTTCTACGTGGCGCCATACCTCAAGCAGGCCCGTGCCATCGCTTGGAGCCGCTTAAAACAAATGGTGGCACCCCTGGTGCCATTTGGGCACATCGAGGTGTCTGAGGTCGATATGCTGGTCCGCTTTCCGCACAATGGTGCGACCATTCGGATCTTCGGGGCGGACAACCCGGACGCCATGCGCGGCGTGCGACTTGATGGGGTCGTGATTGACGAGGTGGCACAGATCAAGCCCGACGTGTGGGACGATGTAATCCAGCCCGCACTGGCCGACCGGCTGGGCTTTGCCTGGTTCATTGGCACGCCCAAGGGCGTCAACCTGTTCAGCTCGCTGTACTTCATGGCCAAGGAAGAACCCGATTGGGTATCCGCCAGGTACACGGTCTACGATACCGACGCACTGGACCGCACCGAGGTCGAGCGGCTGCGCAGGGTGATGGCCGAGACTGCCTTCGCCCGCGAGTTCCTGTGCGACTTCAGCGCCGCGGGCGACGACCAGCTCCTGAGTCTGACCGACGCTGAGACTGCTGCGCACCGCGTGGCGATACCGGGGTCTGCGGACTATGCACCGGTCATCCTGGGCGTGGACCCGGCGCGCTTTGGCAATGACCGCAGTGTGATCTTCAGGCGCCAGGGCCTGGTGGCGTTCGAGCCTTCGGTCTACCGCGGCATTGACAACATGGATCTGGCGGGGCGTGTGGCCCAGCACATCGAGCAGCACCACCCCGACGCAGTGTTCATTGATGCGGGCGCTGGATCTGGTGTGATCGACCGGCTGCGCCAGCTCGGGCACGATGTGATCGAAGTCAACTTCGGGGGCAAGGCCAACGACGCGCGCTATGTCAACAAGCGCACCGAAATGTGGTACTCGCTGGCCGATTGGATCAAGGCCGGGGCCACCATCCCCAACAGCAACGACCTCAAGCTGGAGCTGGCCACCCCAACCTACAAGTTCGACGCAGCGAATCGGATCTGCCTGGAGTCCAAGGACGACATACGCAAGCGGCTGCCCGACTCGGGCTCTCCGGACCTGGCCGATGCGCTGGCCCTGACCTTTGCCCACCCCGTGGTGAAGCGGGTGCGCGGCATCCCCGGTGTGCATAACCAGAGCAACCGCGGCCAATATGACCCCTACGAACTAATCAAGGGGTAGGCTATGTGTGGTCAAGGGTCAGCGTTGGGGGCAATCGTCGGCGCGGTCGCGGCCTACTA